TGGAAGTAGTAAGTGGTGGAACATATAAACTGGAGATTCCAGATGGCCCAACTTACTATGCAGAGTCCATCAAGATTCGTCCTTACCTACAACGCTTCATGTACAAACGCTTTGTGCGTGGTGTAGGAGACCAGCCTAATCGTTATGTGAAGACTGTCATGGCTGACACTCTTAACATTGACTTGAAGGATAATGATGGTGGCTTTAACTGTGGTAAGCCAGCAGGTTGGGTGAAGGACTTTAGTGAACTGCCTGAGAAGACACAGGAATTACTGCGTCAGATTAAGCGTGTTCGTGTAGTGCTTGGCACAGTTGAACTGGTCAATGCTACTGATGCATCAGGTAACTCTGTAACTGTGGATGAAACACCATTCATCTGGGAGATTGAGAACCGTGATGCATACAAAAATGTAGGTACAGCATTTACAAAACTGGCTAAGATGAAGCGTCTGCCTGTGCAGCATATCATCACTGCCAATACAGAGGAACGCAAGATTCCTACTGGTGCAGTGTTCTACCTTCCTGTTGTGTCTCTTGATGTAAGCAAGACACTTGAACTTACCGAAACAGAACAGAGTATGTTTGGCGACTTCATGCAGTGGGTTCAGAACTACAATGAATACATCATCAACGCATGGTCTGATAAAGCATCAAGCCACAATGACGAAGATGATGAGATGATTGTAGATGGAGTCATTGACTTTGAAGAAGTGGACGTAGCATAATGAACCATCCAGCTGAATTGGCGTTGCATCAATACATGGAGAATGCTGCTAACGGCAAGTCTACCATGTCTGAGGCTACCATCAAGCAAGTTGCTAATGATGTAGTTGAAGCGTTGCAACGTCAGTTTGGCGGTGGCAACAAGCGTGACAAGTTTAGTCTGCGTATGTCTAACATAGGTAGGCCAGCTTGTCAGCTTTGGTTTGAGAAGAATGAACCAGAGAAAGCGTTGCCTCGCCCAACAACATTTGTAATGAACATGATGCTTGGCGACATCGTTGAGGCTGTGTTCAAGGGACTACTTAAAGAGGCAGGAATTACATATGAAGATGCAGACAAAGTTAAGTTGGATATTGATGAGAACACATCCATCTCAGGCACATATGATATTGTTATTGATGGTGCTGTCGATGATATCAAGTCAGCGTCTAACTGGTCTTATCAAAACAAGTTTGCTTCCTATGATTCCCTAGCAGAGCATGATAGCTTTGGCTATGTAGGTCAGCTTGCTGGCTATGCTAAAGCATCAGGCAAACGTGTCGGTGGATGGTGGGTAGTAAACAAGGCCAATGGGGAGTTTAAATATGTTCCAGCCACAGGTCTTGACATTAACAAGGAACTATCCCATATCAAGGATACTGCACAGAAGGTAGCAGACAATAAGTTTGAGCGTTGCTTTGAGCCTGTGCCTGAGACATTCAGGAGTAAGCCAACAGGTAACACAGTCTTAAACGACAACTGCATCTTTTGTGCATATCGTTTCTCTTGCTGGCCTACATTAGAAGAAAGACCAGCAATAGCATCGAAGGCAAAGGAACCAAAAATGGTTCCGTACATTTCAATAGCAGATAAGTACAAGTAATGCCAAACGCAAAACAATTTCGTGCCGCACGTAAGTACGGTTACAGGAGTGGGCTAGAACATAAACTAGCCCTCTACCTTGATGAACTCAAAGTCTCTTATGACTATGAGAAGATTAAGATAGAGTGGGAAGACTTAGCTTACAGAACCTACACTCCTGACTTCGTTCTTGATAATGGTATTATCATAGAGACTAAGGGCATGTTCACTGCAGCAGATAGACGCAAGCATCTTGCTATACAGAAACAGCATCCCACTCTTGACATACGATTTGTGTTTGAGAATAGCAGACGCAAGTTACGAAAGGGTGCTAAGTCTAACTATGCAGAGTGGTGTATTAGATATGGCTTCCTCTATTATGATAGAGTTATTCCAGAGGAATGGCTTAAAGAGAAAGGTAAGAACAAACACCAAAAGTTTATTAAGTTTAGCGGAACCAAAGTAAAAAGGAGATGACACCATGGACTATGATATGAGTATTAAGGATGAAGACTTCGTGATTAGAGTAAGACCCTCACATGAAGAGGGCAAGTGGACAGGAGAGATTGACATTAGCATTATATCTAATGCAGAAAACCCTCTTGACCTAGACTCTTATTCACAACTCATGCACTTCTGTAAGATGATGTGTGCAACTGTACCTATTATGGAAGACAATGAAGAAATACGAGACTTAGCCCATAACTTTGTGCTTGACATAATAGATGATGATGAGGTATATATAGGCTTCGAGCCTGAGAAATCAGTAGAGATATCTCATGAGGGTGACAACATCATACGGTTAAACTTTGGTACTAAGACAAAGGGGAGTGCATGACATGACAGACTACGGCAAGATTATACGAGAGTATGAAGAAGAAGAAAACCAACGAAGGGCTAAAGAAAAAAACGACATGATAAATAGTCCACCACACTATAACAAATCTGGCATTGAATGCATTGACGCTATTGCCGCCGCTACTGGAGAAGGGTTTGAATATTATCTTCAAGGCAACATCATGAAGTACCTGTGGCGTTATCGTTACAAGAATGGTGCAGAAGACCTTGAAAAAGCCAAGTGGTATTTAGATAAGCTGATAAAGGAAGTTGAAGGGTGCTATGGAAATGAAAGTTAAAGTCTATATTACTATTGACATTGACCCCGATGAATATCCAATACCAGCAGATGGCGATGTGGCTATCGAAATTGAGGAGAGTATTCGTGAGTACTTCTATGATGTAGAAGGTGCGAATATAAAGAGCATAAAGACATTACAGGAGTGACACCAATGAACAATTATTTACCAACCGACTATCAAAACTTCATAGCCTTGTCTCGCTATGCACGATGGAAAGAAGAAGAGCAAAGGCGTGAGACATGGCAGGAAACTGTGTCTCGTTACTTTGACTACATCACAAACCACCTTCGTGACAAACACAATTACAAAGTCACAAAGGACATGCGCAACGAACTAGAGCAAGCCGTACTTAATCAGGACATCATGCCAAGCATGAGGGCATTGATGACTGCTGGCCCTGCCCTAGACCGTTGCCATGTTGGTGGATACAACTGCTCATATGTACCAGTGGATAGCCCTCGTGCATTTGACGAGACAATGTACATTCTTATGTGTGGCACTGGCGTAGGCTTTAGTGTTGAGCGTCATCACGTAGAGAAACTACCTATAGTGAATGAAGACTTTCATGAGACAGACACAGTAATCAAGGTAGGTGACAGCCGTCCGGGATGGGCAAAGTCACTGAAAGAACTTATTGCTATGCTGTACACTGGACAGATTCCAAAGTGGGATGTGTCAGAGGTACGTCCTGCAGGTGCAAGGCTCAAGACATTTGGTGGTAGGGCATCAGGACCACAGCCACTTGTTGAGTTGTTTAACTTCTGTATTGAGAAGTTTAAAGGTGCTAAAGGACGTAGACTATATCCAATAGAATGTCATGACATCATGTGTAAGATTGGTGAGGTTGTTGTCGTTGGTGGTGTCAGACGAAGCGCACTCATCAGCCTGTCCAATTTGAATGATGACCAGATGCGTCATGCAAAGGCAGGACAATGGTGGGAGAATGAAGGGCAACGTGCGCTTGCAAACAACAGCGTTGCCTACAAAGAAAAGCCACAGATGGGTACATTCATGCGTGAGTGGATGTCACTGTATGATAGTAAGTCAGGTGAGCGTGGCATCTTCAATCGTCAGTCAGCAAAGAAGCAAGCAGCTAAGAATGGTAGACGTGACGCTGACCACGACTTTGGATGTAACCCTTGCTCTGAAATCATACTTCGTCCATACCAATTCTGTAACTTATCAGAGGTGGTTGTACGAGCCTCAGACACGCAACAGAGCCTGTTAAACAAGGTTCGACTAGCAACCATACTAGGCACGTTCCAAGCCACGCTGACGGACTTTAAATACCTTCGTAAGATATGGAAGAATAATACAGAGGAAGAGCGTCTGCTTGGTGTATCATTGACAGGTATTATGGATAACCTGCTTATGTCTGGTAAGTCATCGCAGTTAGGTACAAACATTGCTACTACTCTTGCGTCACTTAAAAATGAAGCAATCAAAGTGAACGCTGAGTTGAGTAAGAAGTTGGGTATCAATCAGTCTGCCGCTATTACATGCGTCAAGCCTAGTGGTACAGTGTCACAGTTAGTTGACAGTGCGTCAGGCATTCATGCTCGTCATAATCCTTACTACATTCGTACTGTTCGTGGTGATAACAAAGACCCATTGACACAGTTTATGAAAGCACAAGGTATTCCAGCAGAGCCTGATGTCATGAAGCCTGATAGCACGACAGTGTTTAGCTTTCCAATGCAATCACCTAAGACTGCAATCACACGAAATGACATGTCAGCTATTGAGCAGTTAGAGTTGTGGTTGGTATATCAATTGCATTGGTGTGAACATAAACCTTCTGT